TTCATCAACGTCTCTCTGGCGGAAACCTGGGAAGAGGGTGGCGAAGGGATCGATGAATACACTCTGGCGGATCGTTGCGAAGATTGGGGATCACTTGTGCCAGAACCGGTTGTGTTGTTGGTCGCTGGCGTGGACGTCCAGGATGACCGGCTCGAGGTCGAGGTCGTCGGTGTCGGGCGCGATGAGGAAACCTGGTCGGTCGAATACAAAACTTTGTACGGCGATCCGAGTTCTCCGAAAGTCTGGGAAGATCTCGATTCGGTGTTGTTTGCAGAATACGAAACCGCGGACGGTCGGATGCTCGGCATTCGCTCCACTGCGATCGATACCGGCGGACACCACACTCAGGCGACATATAAATACATCAAGCCACGCGAAGCGCGTCGCGTGTTCGGCATCAAGGGTGTTGGCGGGGAAGGTCGCCCACTGGTTGGAAGGCCGAGCAAAAACAACATCGGGAAGGTCAAATTGTTTTCGGTTGGATCAGATACCGCCAAAGAAATGGTGTATGGCCGATTGCGGATTCAAGAACCTGGCGCTGGATATTGTCATTTCCCGATCGAGCGAACTGACGAGTATTTCAAACAGCTGACAGCTGAGAAATTGGTCATCCGATATGTGCGTGGACACGCCAAACGAATATGGGTGAAAACGCGTCCCAGGAACGAAGCGCTCGACGTTCGGTGCTATGCTATGGCGGCGTATTCGATTATTGGGGTGAATGTCAATACAATAGCAAGTAAAATGGAGCGAGCGGCGACGCCGGACAGAAATGAAGAGTCTGAAGCGCCCAAAAAACGAGAGAATTTGAGACCGTCGCGGAGACGCCAGGGCGGGTTCGTGAATCAGTGGAGATGATGGATGGCAAACGCTTTTGATCCAACCCAGGCGCCCGAAGGCGAACCGTCAGAGATCGTCGTCGGAGATTACATTCAATGGACGCGTAACGATCTCGCGGACAACTATCCAAACGACGAATACACCGCGGGCTATGTGGCACGCATCACTGGCGGCGGAAATACCGAGATCCAAATAGTCGGCACCGCATACAACAGCGGATACTTATTCACAGCCGATTCAGAAACATCGGCTGATTTCGTTGCCGGTTATTATCACTGGCAACTCGAGATCACCAAAGACGCGACCGGCGACCGCGTTGTTGTCGATCGTGGCGCGTTCACAGCGATCGTCGATCTCGACGTTGGCGGCGCTGATCCGCGAACTCACGCGGAAAAGATGCTGACCAAGATTGAATCGTTGCTCGAGGGCAAAGCGGATGCGGATGTTTCGAGCTACTCGATCGCCGGTCGCTCTCTGACCAAACTGACTCCCGAAGAATTGATAACCTGGCGCAACTACTATCGGAGCGAAGTGCTCCAAATGCGTCAGAAAGAAGATATTGCGTTGGGGCGCAGATCTCCGACAACCGTTAAAGTGAGGTTTTGACAATGGCGCTACTCGACATTTTCCGCCGCAAACAGAAGACGATGAAAAAGCGAGGATACGATGGCGCCCAGGTTGGACGCCTGTTTTCTGATTTCATAACGTCACAACGTTCCGCTGACTCGGAGCTCCGGCACACGCTGAAGACGCTCCGGAATCGTTGCCGGGAACTGGTACGCAATAATGAATACGCGAAGCGCTATGTGCATTTGCTGAAGACCAACGTGGTTGGCGAGCGCGGATGCACGCTCCAGGTCAAAGCGCAAAACGCGGACGGATCGCTCGATCAGATCGGAAACCGGATCATCGAGCAAGAATGGAAACGTTGGGGAATGTCCGGCAACTGCACGGTCGATGGAAAGTATTCCTGGACGGACGCCCAGGCGATGGTCATCGAATCCCTGGCGCGTGATGGTGAATGCCTGGTTCGCATGGTCAATTACGAAGGCAACCGCGATCGGTTCGCTCTCGAGTTCCTGGAACCTGATTTGATCGACGAAGACAAAAACGAACGTCTCCAGAATGGGAATCAGATCCGCATGGGCGTCGAGCTCGACAAATATCGTCGTCCGGTGGCGTACCACTTACTGACCGCGCATCCAGGCGATCTCGAGTATGCGACGCAATCACGTCGCACCGTTCGAGTGACAGCTGACCGGGTGATCCATTTATTCCTACCGAGTCGCGCACAACAGACTCGCGGCGAACCCTGGATGTCAACGGCGCTGTCATCTCTCAAGATGTTGCATGGTTATCGTGAAGCGGAATTGGTTGCGGCGCGTACAGCGGCATCGAAGATGGGATTTTTCACATCGCCTGGCGGTGATGGATTCACTCCGGACGATTACGAAGACAACGTGATCCCAATCATGGAAGCGGAACCCGGCACGTTCCAGCAACTTCCAACTGGCGTCGATTTCAAATCGTTCGATCCACAGCATCCGACCAGCGCATTCTCTGATTTCGAGAAAGCGATTCTCCGCGGGATTGCATCTGGCCTGGGTGTTTCGTACCACTCACTGGCGAACGATCTGACACAGACCAGCTATTCATCGATTCGCCAGGGCGCGATCGAAGAGCGTGATTTTTACAAGACGCTTCAACGTTTTATGATCGATCATTTCGTGATGCGCGTTTTCCGCGAATGGCTCGGCCAGGTGATGACGAACGGCGTGGTCAATTTGCCGATCAACAAATACGACAAGTTTGCTGGCGCGGCGGAGTTCCGGCCACGCGGATTCCAGTGGGTTGACCCACAGAAGGAGATCAACGCTCACGTCGTTGGTTTGCAGAATGGATTGTTGTCACATCAAGACGTTGCGGCGGTTTATGGCCGCGACATTGAAGAGGTGTTTGCACAGATCGCACGCGATAAGCAAACAGCGGAAGAGTATGGACTCAAACTGGCATTCGAACCATTCGGTGGCGGCTTGACAAGTTTCGGTACGGCAAAAATCGACGCCGCAACCGGGCAACCATTGGCTGATATGGGAGATGATGATGGCGACCAACTTTCCGAGTGAGGGCGACGATCTAAAGATCAGTTTGCGAAATTCAGAGTATCCGCAGTTCGACTACGATTTTGCATGGAATCTCAAAGAGAACAACCCGGAGATCTGGGAACTCGGTGGCAATATTCGTGGGAATGACGCGTTTCAACTCTGGAGCAGAGCGCGAGATGGTGAAGAAACTGATGGAATCCTGGATTGGATCAAGGAACGCGAAGCGTGGGCGGCGCGGCATTTCGAAGACGGAAGCCAATTCGACTCAGGTGATCTGGAACCAAACCGATCTAACGTCGCCGGGGTTGTCGCTCAAATCAAATGGGGCGTTATTGGCACACTTGGCGAACAAACGATGAAAGACGTCATCCTGGAGTTGATAAAGAAACTCGAGGGAAAGAAAGACGACGAACGCGCCATTGCCGATCTCAGTGACAACGAACGCGAAGCGCTCGAGAACAAAGTTGAAGAGCACAACGAAGAGTATGGCGACACACAAACCAAGCGCGTCACGCTCGGAATGCTCACTGAAGTTTACGAGCGCGGCCTGGGAGCATACGAAACCAATCCTGGCAGTGTTCGCCCAGGCGTCCAATCGGCGTCTCAGTGGGGATACGCCAGGGTCAATTCGTTCCTGTTTGCAGTTCGCAACGAACGATTCCAGGGCGGGCAACACGACACCGATCTGTTTCCCGATGGTCATCCACTCAAATCAGATGAGGAACGTGCAATGGAACAGGAAAGACCGTATCCAAACGAGCACGCCGCCAGGATCAACGATCCGGACAAATACATGGAGTTTCGGCGTGAAGCCGACGCTGGCGGTGAAGGGATCGATTTCATTTATGGGATCTATGTGGAAGAGCTCGAGCGCGTGTCTGAGATCCAGAGTGTACGTTTCGACTCTTCACGGTATACTGTCGAACAGGCAATGGATTGGTTGGCGGAACATGATTTCGAACCAATCAAGTTTGAAGAGGCGATCGAAGAGAGAATGGACAATCGACATATAGTTGAAATCACCGAAGACGATGATTCAATCATCATCAAGTTCGGCAAAGGCGAGATGTTCGAAGGCATCAACGTCATGCCGGAAGAGGTGCAGGAAGAATCCGCCGAAGCGGAAGAAATGATCGAAGAGCGGCTATCAAAGACCGAAACGATCACTCGCGCTGAGAGCATGGAACCCGAAGAGATCGATGATCG